CGCTCCCGTTCCCCCCCAGCCTGGGGAGTGTGTGGATCTTGACTCTTCGCACCGTGGTGGCCAAGGGTGATCGACGTGCATCGCTGGAAGCGATCCGCGACGGCCTCGCTCTGCAGCTCCAGAAATCCTCCGGGGCGGCCGCCGCGGCGCTCGCCCGCGAGTTGCGCATGCTCCTGGCCGAGATAGCGGCGCTTCCCGACGAGAAGGGGGCAACCCCGCTCGATGACATCGCTGCTCGAGTCGCCAACCTCGACGATCACCGACGTCGCCGGCGTCCAGCGGCCTCGGGTTCATAGGGTCCCCGCCTACGAGCGCTCCCTGGGCCTCGAGGTCGTCGACTTCATGGCCGAGGTGGGCAAGCCGCTGGACGAGTGGCAGGCCCTGATGGTCATGGACACGTTCGGTCTGCGCCCGGATGGGTACTGGGCCGCCTTCGAGTGCATGGGCCTAGTGCCAAGGCAGAACGGGAAAGGCGGCTACACCGAGGCGGTCGAGCTCGGCGGGCTCTTCCTGTTCGGCGACCAGATCATCATGCATTCGGCGCACCTGTTCAAGACGTCGAAGCAGTCGTTCCAGCGGGTCGTCAACATCATCGAGGGTTCGGACTGGCTCACGAAGCGCGTGAAGCAGATCGTCCGCGGCCGCGGCGACGAGGCGATCGTGCTCACCGCCAAGGCGGGCGGCGGGCAACTGCTGTACTTCTCCCGCTCGGGCGGTTCGGGCCGCGGTTTCACCGGCGACAAGACGGTCTTCGACGAGTGCGCCTACCTGACGGTGGAGCAGTACCAGGCGGCCACGCCGACGTTGGCGACGGTGCCCAACCCGCAGATCATCTACACGGGGACGCCACCGGACGAGGATGTCGGGCCGATGCCCGACGACGCGATGACGCCCTCGGTTCGCCGGCGGGGGCATGGCGGCGGGGACCGGATCGCGATCTGGGAGTGGTCGCCGCCGAAGTCGTTCGACCGGACCGACCCCGCGGTGATGGCGGCGTGCAACCCGGCACTCGGCACGCGGATCCCGCTGTGGTTCCTGCAGAAGCAGCTGGACAACTTCGCCGCGGCCGGCAAGCCGGAGAAGTTCGACACCGAGCATCTGGGCGTCTGGCCGCCGGACTCGGAGGAGCAGTGGCTGATCATCCCGGAGGCGGAGTGGACAGCCGCGCTGGGTGAGCCGGGTTCGACTACGGCCGACCCGAAGGCGCTGAGCCTGGAGATGAGCCTCGACCGGTCGCAGGCGGTGCTGGCCATGGCGGGGCGGCGTAAGGGTGACCGGAACCTGCGCCACGTGTGGCTGCGCCGGGTGGACGTCGGGTCGAGTTGGGTGGTGCCGGAGATCGTCCAGGTGTGCCGCGAGGAGCGGATCTGCGCCGTGGTGGTCGACTCGGGCGGTCCGGCCGGTTCGGTGATTCCCGACCTGGCGGCGGCCGGCATCGAGCTCCTGAAGCCGTCGTTGCGGGACCTGGCCGGGGCGTGCGGCGCGATGCGGGACGGGATCGCCGGCAAGGCGAAGGACGGTGAGGACCTGGCCGCGGTGCGCAACATCCGCCACATGGGGCAGGCGCCCCTGACGTCGGCGGTGGCCGGGTTGACGGGCCGGAAGGTGTCCGAAACCGAGGTGTGGGAACGGGCCGGGCTCGGCTTCCTGGCGGTGGGCGGCGCGTTGGCGTTGTGGGCGCACGCCATGAAGGCACCGGAGAGTTACGACGTGCTGAACAGTGTCCTGATCGGCGGGGGGTGAGCTGTGGCGGCATGGGACCGGCTGCTGCGCGCCTTCGGCCGTAGGACCGAGCAGCGTGACATCACTTCGGTGCCGTGGGACACGGGCGGGTCGTTGTCCTACACCGCCACCCAGGAGCGGGCGCTGACTCTGGTGCCGGTGTACGCGGCGGTGCGGCTGCTGTCGGACACGGTGTCGACGCTGCCGTTGAAGGCGTACCGCAAGGCCGGCGAGGAGCGCCAGCCGATGGCCACCCTGCCGCAGTTGTTCTCGCTGATGGACGACGACGGCACCCTGACGGACTGGCTGCACCGGTGCATGGCGTCGCTGACGTTGCGCGGTAACGCCTACGGGCTGGTGACGTCGCGGGACGGGATGCAGTTCCCGATCGCGATTGAGTGGCTGAACCCGAACGACGTGTATGTCGACGAAAGCAATCTGGCCCGGCCGCAGTGGTTCTGGCGGGGCCGGGCGGTGGCGTCGGAGGACATGGTGCACGTGCCGTGGTTCACGGTGCCGGGCAAGGTGCAGGGCCTGTCTCCGATCGAGGCGTACGCGCAGACCATCAACGTGGGGTTGCAGGCGCAGGACTACGGCTCGTCGTGGTTCGCGTCCGGCGGGGTTCCGCCGGGTACGTTCAAGAACAAGTCGATGGAGATCGACCAGACGCAGGCCGACATCATCTCGTCGCGGTTGACGAAGGCGATCCGGGGCCGTAAGACGCTGGTGTACGGGGCCGACTGGGACTACAGCGCCATCTCGGTGAGCCCGGAACAGGCCCAGTTCGTGCAGACGCAGAAGCTGACCGCCACGCAGGTCGCGGCCATCTACGGCATTCCGCCGGAGATGATCGGCGGCGAGGCCGGCGGGTCGCTCACCTATTCGACGTTGGAGCAGCAGACGCAGAACCTGGCCACGTTGACGCTGCGGCCGTGGCTGGTGAAGTTGGAGCGCAAGTTCTCCTCGATCCTGCCCTCGCGGCAGTACGTCAAGTTCAACGCCGACGCGCTGGTGCGGGCGAACCTGGCCGACCGGTATGCGGCGTACAAGACGGCGTCGGAGATCGGTCTGCTGACCTCCGATGAGATGCGTGCGTCGGAGGACAGGCCGCCGCTGACGTCAGCGCAGAAGGCCGAGATCCAGGCGGCCAAGCCCGCGCCCCCGCCCGCCAGCCCCCCGCCGGTCACCCGCCAGGACGTGTTGCGGGTGCTGGCCGAGATCGTCGACGCCGACATCATCGCCGAGCCGCGCGCCCTCGAAGGCTTCAGGACCCGTCCCTAGTGCCCCGGCCGCTTTTCGGCCGAGTTCCAACACCCCGAGAGGTGAATCAGATGGCTGCTGCTGCCATTGAGCGGCGTTTCACGCTGCTGCCCGTGGAGATGCGTGGCGGCGGCAACGGCAATCGGATCGGCGGGTATGCCGCGGTCTACAACACGATCTCGCAGAACCTCGGCGGGTTCGTCGAGCAGGTTGGCAAGGGGTTCTTCAACCTCTCCCACTCCCGCAACTGGCCCGGCGTGATGGCCCGCTACAACCACGAGGACAACATGCTCCTCGGTACCACGGCGGCCAAGACGCTCAGCCTCGAACTCGACGAACTTGGGCTTCTGTACGACGTGACCCCGCCGAAGTCGCGGGCAGATGTGGTCGAACTCGTGCAGCGGGGTGACATCCAGAAGTCGTCGTTCGCCTTCATCGCCGAGAACGACGACTGGAAGATGTCCGACGACCAGAACTACCCCATGCGCACCTTGCTCCAGGGCGTACTCGTCGACGTCGCGCCGGTGAACTCGCCCGCGTACCTGTCCACAACGGTCGGGATGCGCTCTATGGACCCGGCAGAGCAGAAGCGACTCAACCTCGGTCCGGAGGCCGCGTACGCCTCGCTGGCCGCCCGGATGAACGCCGAGTTCGCCGAGGTTCGTTCCCTCGCCGAGGAGAACGAGCTCCGCCGGTTCTTCGTCCGCACTGACGGACCGAAGCCGCGCGCGTTCGCGCCGACCGCCGTAGCGAGCCTCCTCGCCCGCAAGGAAGACCCCTGGGGCTGACCGGAACCGGCCAAAACCCGCGCTAGGGCGCCACCCAGTGCGGCAAGGCCGTTCGTCATTCCCCATTCCACCCTCCGACCCGACCGCGCTAGGGCGCCACCCAGTGCGGCGGGGAAGACCGACCCCCCGATTCAACGATCTGCGAGGTAGGGCGCCACCCACTTCGCGCAGCCATGACAAACCGCTGACATGACAAGGAGTCGCAGTGAGCGACATCGTCAAGCGGCTGCGCGAACGGCGCCTCAACGTCTGGAACCAGGCCAAGGAAATCGCCGACCGCGCAGCCGAGGAGAACCGGAACTTCACGCCCGAGGAGCACGGCTCCTGG